CAATCCTAATACAAATGATTATGAGGATAGTGGATATTTAGACATAGATACTTGGATTAATGATAAGTTTTTGATACATGGTGAAACACCACCTCCATGGTATAATGTTGATAATTATGCAATATCTTGTTAGGTGATGTTAATGGCGGTATCATGTCCATTCTACGCTAAATGTCAGAATGCAGATAAGGAATGTCATCATTGTAAATATAATGCACTATGTACTTTAGGAAGCTTTCTATCATTAGTTAACGAAGAGGGTAAGCCTATTAGATTCTTATAATGAAATTCGATAACATCTTGGTTAAAGGATGTCCTCTATGTGATATCTTTCTAGAACCAAGAAAACACATCCATACAAAACTCTATTATCCATTAGATATAGATATGGTATCACAATCCGAATTTGTTGTCTTAGATTGTGAGACTTGCAATACTCCAATGATAGTGGTTAGAGACCACATAGAAGAAATACATAAAGAGAATTGGGGTAGATTATTAAGAATATCAAGAAGGCTATTCGGTAATGCCCAATTAAGATGTAAACCAAGAAAGATACTTGACCATTATCACTGTCATGTAATTAAGAAGAAGGAATATTAATGGGATTCTACGTTGAGCATGCTGGAGAAACTATTCCATATATTTACACTAAACGCATTTACTTCGATAAGGGAGATTACAAGATATTTGTAGATTCTCCTAGTAATTCACAATTACGTATCTATTCTCCTAGTGGACATATAAAGATAGGCAATGATGGAATATTAGACATATCTGGACAATCAGCTATAAGGATTTATAATACTCTCCAAGTAAAAGGTAGGATATGCAGTGACAAAGAAATTTGTATATCTAGTAATGCTAATATATCTGGTACTATCCGTCTAAAGAAAGCATCTATTCAACTAGCTATACCTACTTCAGATGGATTATATTCTAATTCTGATGGTAGGGAAGGTAATATGCTAACTGGAACCTTTAAACCTAGCTGTGCTACTGGTTATATAACCATACAGATAGGAAATCATGTTGGGATTATACCTATGTATAGTCAAAGTAGATTATTATAATGGGAGATTTATTAATGCCATCTACAGGAATTATAGAAGAATTAAATTATCAAAATCCGTCTTTATCAGGTCAATCATATGCTGAATGGAAGATAAAGAATATAGGACAAAGTGGATTATGTTGGACTGAATTATATGATACCACAGCAAGAATTGGTATCTATCAGGATACTAGTTATTATTATACTGGACAATCAATTCAACATAATAAGATAGTGAATATTATACCGTCTGGTAATGTATTTAAATTAACTTCAGGGCATTTTGATGGATTCAATAGAATCCAAGATGACCAAGAATTCTTCTATATAGCATATTAAGAGATGAATTAGTGAGTATTTTAGATTTTCTTATTGGTAATCCTTGGGGTGGAGTATCTAGAGGATTACGAATTCTAGAAAGACAAGGTAATTGTCCATATTGTAATAGAGGAGTAGAAGTTCCTCCATATACAAGAACTAAAAGCACCGTCACTTGTGGTTGGTGCAATAAGACATTTAAATATGTACGTGTTAAAGAGAATTATTTCACAGGATATAAAATAGATTAATATGCCTACACATTGTGGACAGAAAGATTCCAAAGGATATTTCTGTAGATGGGGTTCATCTGGAAAGAAATATTATTATAAGAAAGGAGATAAACAATCTATGGCAAGAGCACGAGCTAAGGCAGATGCTCAAGGTAGGGCTGCACATGCATCAGGATACAAAGGAACAGAATGTAATTGCATCTATGAGATACTTGATACATCTCTAGATAAGATAAAGAAACACTTGGACAATATACGAAAAAACCTCTAGAGCCTGATTACTATTCAACTGCCAAACCATATTATAGGTTTGAATTGGAGTCTCTTCAAGAAGAATTAAAGGCTAGTGATTGGGCTAACCAACGCCTATTAATAGACATCAAATGTGATGGTCTACGATTATCAATAGGTAAGGTAGGAGGTAAACCATTCTGTTATGTTGACCCAGATACTCTAAAAGAGAAATCTCCTGATGTATCTGAAAGATTACCATTAATAGTTAAAGAGCTTAATACCATACCAGATAACACTATTCTAGATGGGGAATTCATAGCTGTGAAGGGAGACGAAATACTCCATAGAACTACAGCTAATTCACTATTAAATGCCACTAACTTCGCACCAGAAAAGCTAGCTCAATACGCATATATCTTTATCTTTGATGTCTTAGTATTCAAAGGTCAAGATATAAGAAATCAACCACTACATGAACGTTTGGAATATCTACAGCAAATTAATCCTACTGAACATATCTGGATAGAAAGAGCATCCACTAATCTAGATGCAGAAGCAGATGGATATATAGTTAATGGCTCTTCCATTAAAGATATTAATCTAGCTATTAATAAGATACTTAATGACCAAATAGGAAGACCTAAGTTTATAGCTGAAGGTTGTATGGTCAAGGACATTAACCATCAATATGAATATCCTCAGAACAAAGGTTGGGGTAAACTCAAGAAGTTCTATGAGGTAGATTGTATGGTATGGGATAAGAAGTTAGTTAAAGGTCAAGATGATGTCTGGAATTACTTCTTAGGTATAAATATAGATAAAGAACATTATAACAATTTACCAACAAAGATTAAAGTACCAAATCAACTTCAAATGTTCTATGGTAAATCTAATTCCACAAGTGTTAAATGTGACACTAATGATGTATTAAGAGTAGCATCTGAAGAAGTTATTAAATATGAGAATGATGGATATCCTTATTACAGAGGATATATATCTAGGGCATTAGAACCAATACCAGAGAAGAATGTCTCTGATAAACTCGAAGTCTTAGATAAACTATCACAATATCAACCAAAGAGAATGCCAATTAAAGATATAGAAAGAATCGAAGGGGCTGAGAGTCCTCTTAAACAAGAAGAAATAACTTCACCTCCATCTGGTGGAACAAGACCTTCAGAAGAAGAACCTGGAGAGGAAGTTATAAAGAGACATATTGGATTATCATATAAATATCCTATATCTATTGCAGACTTAATTAGACTAGCAGAGATATCTAGAGAAGAGATTCTAGAATGGGTTAACAAGAAACGAATACCAAAGAAGATATATAATGAATTAGCTGAAGAAGGTAAGCCATTACCGAGACAGATATATACTAATCAATTACACGGTAAGGCTTGGGCTCAGATGCACTTTAGAGGAATAGAACCTGAGAAATATGAAGCTATTAAGTCTGGTAAATTACAACTGTATAAAGCTCTTATTGGTCAATCTGTCCATATTGATTTAAGAGTTGATTATCCTGGATTACCTAAATTAGTACAATTCGTCATCACAGAGAACGATGTACAGAGTATGCTTAAGATGATGAAGGGCGAAAGACGCCAAACAGCAGGTGGTATAAATGTTCAACATTCAATGGTTGTATCTAAACCTTCAGGTGAACCACCAGAAGGACCTGAAAAGTTTTATGAGAAGGTAGACCCAGAGTCTACAAAACCAGAGGAATACATGCCATCTATAAATGAAGAAGGAGCTAAGATAGCTCAAGCATTAGACCTTGGAGAATCTTCATATTGGATATCACCTGGTGGTATAGGAGCCACCAAGAATACATATTCATATATGATGCATATTTGGTCTGGTGATATAGTTACAGGTTGTGAGAGACACGACCTACATGAATTATTTATGATTAAGAAAGAAGGTAATGATGATATCTTAAATGGACGTTATGTTATTAAATGTCTTAAACGAGAAGATACTTCTGCTAGATGGGAGATGTGGAAGAGTATAAGAGACTCAAGACCAATGGACCCTATACAACATTCAGATATAGGCTATCATTATCTAGTACCAGCAGATATTAAGAAGGGATATGGTCGTGAGGCATATCGAAAAGCTAGTCAAGAGAAGTATATAAGTAAATTATCATAAGGGAGAGAGAATGACAATAGTAGGAGGATTTAGATATCCTAGTCCATCAGCTAATGCTGTCCCATCACCTAAAGATAGAATAGTCAATGTAGGTGTATTTAGTGTATCTGGCTTAGCCGATACTGCAGCTTTAGCTGTCTGTTTATACGTGTGGAACCCAGCAATAAGTAAGTGGGAGCCAATGACACAACCATGATGTATCTATCTAATTGTCCAAAATGTAAGTGTTTATCCTTTGAAATGATATCTTATAATAAGAATATAATGTATCAATTATGCACCAAATGTGAATATTATGAGAAATCATATATAATTAATAAACATGTAATATCAGGTTACACACCAAGAGAGATGAAACATGCCTAGAGATAAAGAAATGGATAGACTAATCAATCGATTTGATAAGATAAATGGTAATCAGACTTATACTCAACGAGACCTTCAGAAATATATTATATCTAGAATGGATGATGATAGAGAAGAACTACATTCACGTATGGATAAGATTAGTGAGAAATTAGATAAAGTAAATATTAAATTAGATAATCATGTTACCCATATATCTCAAAGAATAACTACAATAGAAACTTGTATATCTAATTTCAAATGGTTTTTCGGTGGGATACTTGGGTTAGTAATAACGGTATTGTTATATGTCGTATTTGGATAAAGATAAAGTTATATTCTTGAGTGAAGAAGGAGAAAGCGAATACGCTTCCACACCTCCAAGTGGTAGAGGTGATGGTTCTCTTATTATAAACAAAGATGAAGTTATAAGTAAAGCTAAGTCTATATCTTTACGTAAACCTATGGTTATGATAGTAGGTTCAGTAGCCACTCAAGGTTCTAGTGATAATGATATAGATATAGTAGTTAGAGGAGAAGACCTAAGTGAGAAGGTAAAAGAAGCTATAAGTTTTAGACTTTATAGACTCTTTACTGGTATTCTTGGATGTGAATATGATGATATTCGTAAATATGTTCATATCCACTACAATAATGTAGGGTCATATACAACCTATATTCCATTATATGAATTAGTTCTAAGACCATGCACTGATATGCACACTATCCAAATGTCCACAATTCCTTTTAATCTAAAAGGTAATATTACTATATTAGCGAAGTCCAAAAAGGACAGAATCATAGCTGGTTATGCATCTGTCATTGAAATAGACCAAGAGAATCAAATTATACCAAAAGAAGCGCTTAAGGATGGTATAGAAAAACTCCTTAAGAACTCAGAATATGCTAATTTAATGCTAGTACATCAAAATATCCAAATAGGTCAAATACTATCTGAATATGGAGATTTAAAAACACATGTAGATGAGAAAGGTCTCTTCATAGTAGCAAAGATACGCTCTGATTTACAAACTGCCAATGAAGTATGGAAGAGCATAGAGAAACATGAATTGAATGGATTCTCTATAGCTGCCGAAGTACTTTTAGACCATGAAGAATGTGATAAATCTAAATGTTGGACAGTTGTAGATAAGATAAATATATTTGAGATATCTGTTTGCGATAAACCTGTAAATGTAAAATCAGGGTTTGTCATAATATCAAAGAATTGTAATGAGACTAATGTATGTAACTGTGACGTTAATATAAAGGAAAAAGCAAATATGAAAGCAATAGCTAAAGCTAAACCTAAAGAGGAAGAGGTACCTAAAGAACCTGAATCTTGTAAAGAAGAGAAAGGCGAAGCCGATATTGTTGAAGACAATATTGATGAAGGGATGCCTACTGAACCTGAAGGTGAAGTAGTCGAAAATGCACCAACTATAGAAGAAACTCTAGAAGCTTTATCCAGAGAGATAGAAGCTCTTAAAGGAGCTATAGCAGAATTACAGAACCCTAACGAAGAATTGCCTCCAGAAGATGAAGAACTTCCAGAAGAAGATATGGAAGAAGCTAAACCAACACCAGAGGACGAAGAATTACCTCCAGCAGAAGGCGAGAATCCTGAACCTTCTAACTATCCTTACCCATCAAAGAAAGACTTTGATGAGCTTAAAGTTTCAGTCGATTCGTTGGCTGAACAAATCGCTAATACAAAGGAAACGGATGAATTGAAGTTATCTTTAAAATCTAAAGATGACCAGATTAAGGCCTTAACCAAACGACTTGAAATCATAGAGAAAGCAGAGAAAGAACCAAAAGTTCTATCAGAACCAGAGGAAGAGTTTAGTGAAAACGATGAAGAACCACTGAATCTAGTGAGAGATGCTATCCGAACAGGCGTTCTTTACAGAGATGTAGATTAAGTTGTACTTAATTAAGTAATATACGGAAAGGTGAAATATGCCATTTACAGCAATAACTGATAGAGATATTGTCGTTGGAGATGGAGTAGGATTGCAAAGTTTCAAAGCATCTGGCACTATTCTTAGAGGACAAGCAGTCGAGATAGTAGAAGATGGATATGTAATTGCAACTGACTCTAAGCCTGCCAAAGCATTTGTTGGTGTCGCTCAAGACAGCGCAACAGCTGGAAATATGGTAGGTGTATGGACTCCTGGTAACATTGTTTGGAGTAGAGCATCTGGTACTGGTATAGTAGCAGGTGATAGACTCGTGGCAACTGTTAACGGTCTATTCCAAGACGAAATTGGTGGCTCAGGAGCCAGAGGAATAGCTTTATCTACTCAAGGAACAACTCTAGGTGTAGTTAAGGTTTTGTTAATCTAAAGTAAGTAAACACTTCTATAGTAAAACTCAGGAGATAACATGGCTTGGGACACTTCTGATATCAAAGATAATGAAATCATTAAACAAGATGGAGTCTTTGCTTATCTATTTACAGCTAGTGGTAATATCTATGCTGGTCAGTCTGTAAAGATACAAGCTAATAACTACGTTACACCAACAGCTGGTTCCGATGATGGTATCGGTATAGCATCTATTAACTCTACACATGGTAACCAAATTGGGGTCTTCGGACCTGGTAACATTGTATATGCGGTAGTAGATGGAACTCATACTCCAGGTACTCCACTTTATGGTGGAGCTTTTGGAATTATGACCGATACACAAGGAGCCTCTGAAAGAATTATGGCGTACGTTGTGGAGACTGGTGTATTACAAACTACTAACTATAAGGCTAAAGTCTTATTAGTTTAGGTGAGTCATGGCATTTATACCAGTCGAGGGAGACATTTGTGAATTACCTGGTGTTGGAGGATATAAATTTACAGCCTCTGGTCTAATCTATAAAGGTCAAGCGGTAACCTACACTGGAGATAACACAGTTGGAGTCCCAAACAATAATAATGCTAGACTCTTAGGAGTAGCTGATGTAACTGTAGCTGCTGGTAATCCAATTTGTATTTATGGACCTGGGAATATAGTTTATTGTAAACTATCTGGTGCCCAATCAGCTGGAACTAGAGTTGGTATAATATCAGAAGGATATATAGCTAATTCTGCTGATTACTCATCACAGGCTGTAGTGGTTCAGGGAACAACTGCAACTGGTGATGGAAAGATATTAATCTTAGGTTAAATATGTCAGTTTAAAATGTTTTAGTATGTCTATAATGTAATATACGTATTAGGAAAAGATATATGTCAAAACTAACCAAATTATTGGAATTAGGTTATGCAGGAAATGCAGAACGAACTCGTATTCTAAATAAACCCTCAACTAAAAAGTACTTCAATGAGAGAGAATTTAAAGCTCTATTACAATCTGAAGCAGCTCAAACAGCCAATTTAGTACAAGAAGAAGTCTATAAAACTATCTCTGAAGGTGCAGAACCTTGGAAAGTATTCAGAGACATTCTTCCAATAATCAAAACTGAGTCTTATTCAGTTAGGATTGTTAAGGGCGAAGTAGGCACATACGCAGAGGATTTAGCAGAGGGTTCAAAAGTTCCAATCGATGACCAAATCTATACTAAAGAAGACATAGTCATTAAGAAAACAGGTACTAGACCTCTTATAACTAATGAACTTATTGAAGATGGACTCTTCGATGTAGTTGAATTAGAACTTAAGAAAGCTGGTGCACGTATGGAAAACAAACTTAATAGAGATTGTCTACTTGAAATATTAACAGACACTACAGCAGGAACATCTGATGTTGACCCAGTAACAAGCGCTGTTTCAGTTACAGATTTAGCAAAAGCTAGAGCCGATGTAGCTGGAAACAACTATATGCCAGATACAATGATTACACATCCATCAGCCGAAGGACAACTATTACAAGATTCAAACCTTGTATATGCATCTTGGGCTGGAACATCTTCAACTCTAACATCTGGTAATCTACCAAAGATACTCGGTTTAACTCCACATACTTGTTCAGTGACAACTGGTTCAACAGGACATTATTGGGACGGAACAGATAGTGCAAACCACTATAACATAATTATCTTCGACAAAGCAGCTCATACATATCTAGCTATGAGACGTGACTTAACCACAGAAGAATATGAGGACCCAATACACGACATAGTTGGTATCGCTTGCACTATGAGATATGGTGTAGCAACCATACAAGCTGGCTCTGGAGTATTAGTATTGAGTAAATAGATATAATTTAAATATCTATATTTTTAGATTGAGGGGAGAGATTACTCCCCCATCTAACACGTACGTTAAATTACATGTAATAAATATAAGAAGGTTGGAATATGGCAGGAGCTAAAATTCCAGTTGTAGAAATAGAGAGTCTTAGTGTTAAATCTGGAGGTAGAGGTTTAAATCTATTAGACGATGCTACAAATGTGGATATTCAAACTTGGACAGGTGTATCTGGTGGTGCTGATTTAGGTGGAGCTAAATTCTTACCAGCAGCTAGTGCTCAAGCTTGGCTTAGAATAACTATTGGTGGAACTTCATACTACGCACCATTATATAATTTATATTGGTAGATAGAATGTTACATGGTAAAGGCAGTCAATTCTGGATGACAGAATCTTATGAAGATAAGCGTCAAAGAGTTTTAGAAGACAGAACTTTATATGACGATGAAACTTTAGATGCTTTAGATGTATTAGATGACCCAACATTAGGTGGAGGGGTACATGACCCAGATACCTATGAGATTAAACAATTTCCATTTCCTATGGATGCATCTATTAAATCTAGAGAGAAGATTGACATAAGAAAAGCTGACCCAAGAATTGGTGGTGGAGACTAGATGGCAGATTATTCACCTCTAGTCGTTACTGAAATGGATATACGTAATTTCGTTAGTCCTCCATTAGATTATGATGATGTTTCCACTGCAGAAATCTTATTAAAGATAGAAGCAATGGAAACTCATGTTAAATATGTATACTTTGGTGGAGGTAATGTCCCAGCGAAAGCTAGGATACCAATACTTCTACTTATCATATCTAATATTATATCTTCTGGTAAGCTATCTAGAAAATACTATACTCTAAGTTCAGAAAAACTAGGAGACTATGCCTATACCTTAGCCGAACCAATATCAAGAGGGACTAATATTCAATCTAGTCCTTATGTACCATCAGAGACTTGGCATAGTATGGCTATAAAGATGCTAGAGAAGATGGCTTCTCCAAGTGATTATAGGATATATAAAGCCAACGAGTAATGTATGTACGATTTGCATTCTATAGACCCTAGATATCCAGCTAATTGGAATCGTATAAGATTCTATATATTTCAAAGAGATAAATACACTTGTAGATTCTGTGGTCGAAGAACACAACATCCTCATTGCCATCATATAATACCAGTTAGTCGTGGTGGTTCACATCATACTAATAATCTAATAACTGTCTGTTCTAGATGTCATAAACGGAAACATCATATTAAATGACATTCGAAAGTCTATTAGAACATAATTGTTATCTAGTCACTAAAGCTAGTTCTCAGAACTACTTTAATGAGTGGACATTTACTTGGACAGATTCTACAACTATAACTAAGTGTAGAATGGTACCTGTATCTGCATTTGAAAGAATTGATACGCAAGGTCGTCTTGATGATGTTAGATATAAAGGATACTTTCTATCTGGCACTAGTATAAGTGTAGATAATAGAGTAAAATATAACAATAATTACTATAGAGTAAAGGAATGTTATTATGATTCTAGCTTTCATCATATAACAACAATATTGAGTGAATTATAATGTCTAATTTCTGGATACATACAGAAGATAGCAGATACATAGTAAGAAATATCAAAGCATTTAAGAAGACTGCGTTTCAGACATCTAGAATTGGTATTAAATCAACTATGTATAAACTTAAGAAGGATGCTAACAAATTCGTAGGAGAAGGTGGTCGTAAATGGTGGGGAGGTCGTTCAGATACAGATTGGGTAGGTAATGCTAAACGTCCATGGGAATCAATTAGTCTAAATTGGAAAATGACAGAACCATGGATAGATGGTAATACTATATCCGCTACATTATATAATATATCTCCACATGCACACTTCGTAGAAGCTGGTACAAATACACCAATAACTCCTAGAAATAAGATGTATATGAAATTCTATGGTGGTATTTCACGAGAAGTTCTAGATAAGAGCATGGGCAAAACAAAAGACCTAGGAATTGTATATACTAGTATGGTAAAAGGTCAACAAGGTAAGCACTATCTACAATATGCTAGAGATGTCAATATAAATTATCTACCTAATATCTTCAAACAGATATTCTTAAGTGCTCATAGGGATTGGTAATGTCAGAAACATCATATTCATCAACCCGTAAACTTCTAACAGACAGAACAGACCTTACAACTCTAGTCCCAGCTAATAGTATAAAGATGGGATTTATGCTAGAACCTGATGTATATCCATGTGTGACTATAACCAAAACAGGTGGCACATCATGGGGATATTTAGGTTATGGTTCATCACCAGCTGGTTCTAAGATGAGACGAGCTAATTATACATTTCAGATAGATATATATTCTAGAAGTGGTCTTCTACATCTAGAGAAAATATCTGACCAAGTTATATTAGCTTTAATGTCTGGTAATTCATATAGATTAGTAAGTGATACAGATTGGTATGAGGATGGTATATCGGCTTACAGAAAGATACAAACTTGGACTTTCTGGGATAATATAGACGATTAATGTTTTAATGTATTTTAAGTTGTAATAGTAACTTTAAAGGAAACGTAATATGGGAACTGTAACAGGTAAAGATGCTAGGATTTGCATTTGGGCAGGCGCTGGTGCGGCTAAAACTCATTCATTATGGGGTATATCAGATTTCAGTTTAACTTTCGACAGAGGAATAGTAGAACAAGAACTTGTTGGAGAAACTGGTAATTATTATACCTTTGGTTCATTATCAGTGGAAGGCTCATACACAAACTGCAAATTCGGTGCTTCAGGTAACTCAGATGCTTTAGATAGTATCATAAATGGTACTATGATTAATGTATCTGGTGCACTTAATACTTCAAATCTCACTTGGTTCTTTCATTCATGTCAAATAACAGGATATGACATCGCTATTGGAGATGCTGATACTATATCAGAGGCTTCAATTGATTTTACAGTTATGGATGCCTTTAGAGTCACCTATCTCGACTCAGATGGTCATATAGAAGATAATGGTACTTCTTAGAGGTGAAATATGGCAAGTAATCCAAGAACATATACTGGTAAGGATTGTAAACTCAAATTCGGTACTTTAACTCATTCTAGTTTAGGAGTATCTGATTTCACATTGACCTTAGATAGAGGCACAGTCGAACAAGAATTAGTAGGAGAAATAGGCAACTATACAGTTGCTGGTTCACTATCAGTGGAAGGTTCTCTTACTGCTTGTAAATTAGAAGATGGTGCGGCAGGTGAACTCCTTCAGGCTTGTATATCAGGAACAAAGGTAGCTATATCTGGTAGCGTAGCAGGTGCTAATAGCACTGATAACAGTGTACATTGGTATTTCATATCTTGTGCAATAACAGGATTTGACATAGCTTTAGGTGACGCTGACACAATAACAGAAGGGTCTATCGATTTCGTTGTAATGGACCCACAGAATGTAACTATAACTAAAGAGAACATACTAGACCAAGGCGGAGTCTGGATAAAAGATATTTAAGTGATGACGTAAATCGGTCGAGATAAAGGAGGTGAATCAAATGACCGCAGAATCTAAAATGACAAAAGAAGAAGAAGATAAGCGTAGAGAGGCTTTAATGGAGAAGGACAAAAACACCAAATCTGTCAAGAAGGAAGATTATATTAAACAACTAGCTACGAGGGAGAGATTGGAGAGGGATTATAAAGAAGATAGTTTATATGTATCTTTTAACTCATCTCCAGAGACTAGACGTACTATCTTGGCTAGAAAACCTAACCAAGAAGAATTCCTCAAGATTCTAGCTTTAACGATTGAAGCATCAAGATACGAAGGTAAATTTGATGATAAATCACTAGCAAGGATGAGTGAAATCTATGGTAATCTACACAAGATGGCAGCATCACTATCTATTGATGATAGATTAGATGAAGAGTTTTGGGCTAAACATGTGTCTTTCAACACCCTTCAAAACTTCATAACTGAATTGATTACTGAATCTCAAAAGGGAACTTCAGTATCAGAAGAGGACTTAAAAACCTTTCGTGAGTAACGGACTAGGATACATAGAATTTGAATTATGTAAACTACTCCGTGTAACTCCAAAAGAGTTAGGGGAAAAGAGAAGAAGAGACCCTGATGGATTAAGATTCCTCGAATTAAGTATGATGGATAGATGGAATAAAGAATATGAAGCCCATAAGAAGGCTGAATCCAAATCCAAATCAGGCAAAGGTATAAAACGTATCAGACGAAAGTGAGATATGTATGTGTATTAATGTTTTAAATTAGGTATTTAATTAATGCCAGCGAAAGTAGAAATTGAACAATTAACTGGAGGTCCTCCAGGTTCAGAAACATATACAGTTAAAACAGGAACTGAAAGTGGAACTAGATATTATACAATGGATTCTAATCTTAGTGGTTCTTCCTTAAATCCAATACCAATACCAACTTCAGATGGTGGAGTAAGTGGCTCTTATTGGGTAACACATTGTATAAATGTAACTCAGGCTCCAACCACAGAAATAACTGACCTTAGATATTATCAATCATGGTCAATTGGACCTAAGAAAGATTGGCAATTAGGTAGTAGCAATTCATGGTCAGCTGGGTTATATATAGGAGTTTCCTCAGCTTCACTTACAGCTATTCGTGGTTCATCTAATGGATTCAATTCAGGCTCTTATTGTAGAGCTAGTGGAACTCAGGGAACAAGTGGATATCTTATATCTGGTAACCATGCCTATTATGAAGCTATAGCTACTGCAATGTCTGGTGGATGGTGTCCTATAGACCCATTTAATTCAGTGACTAATGCATATATGGTACAGAAAGGACAAGTTGTTGCTGCTGACACAGGTAGAAGCTGGTGTATTGTTACACAGGTATTGGTAGGCTCTGGGGCTATTCAGGGAGAGAAAACAGATAAGACAGCAACATTTGTGTATAGTGAGATTTAATTACTTTTGTATGTATTATTATGTGTAATATCGACATATCTCCAATCCAATGGATAGATGTCAGGAATTCAATCCGCGATGGTACAAAGACCTTTAGTATATCTATGGGTAGCTCATTACTCTAATGGTTTAGCACTATCACAATTTGACCCGTATGAGTATAAAGAGAACTCATTTAAGGATATTAAACAATCTAATCTAATTAAGTTTGGATTATATCCAATCCAACGACAATTAGCTAAAGAATTAAAGGATAGAGATATAGATGTTGTGTCTATACCTTTCCTACCTCAATATGAGATTAATTTAGATAATAATAAAAGACTTATATATTATAGAGATGTATTTATAAGTCAAGAAGAATACCATAGATGTGGTAAATGTAAGAAGGAATTTCAATATGGTGGAAGTTCTCCATCTATAGTATCTAATACCCCTTCTCCGATATGTCCACATTGTGGTGCTCATGATATATATGTTTGTAAGAAATGTAAGAAAGAATACAATAGATTTGAAGATGCTACCAATTTCGGTATGTGTGATTGTGGTGGTCATCTTAAAAGATTAAGACTAACATCTTCTCAATATAGCAGAGAACGAAGATGGATAGATTACTATCTAGGATATCAGATGTTAGTTAATGGAACTAATCATAAGTTCCTAATGCGAATCCATGAGAATGGTAACGCTGAAATATTATGATATATACACTAGCTATGTCTTAATGCACAACTAGCTTTTCTAATTCAGTATCGCTTGGGATAACTAGATATATATCTATGTTTTATTTTGTTTAGATTATATACTATTTAGAGGATATAAGAATGGCTTGGATAGATGATAAATCAGATGATGTAGATATAGTTAATGCATCTGATTATAATGCTCATAAGGATTTTACACTAGAGATATCTAGTATGACATGGCAACTTAGCGGTAGCTATAAATCTCATTCTGATGATACAGATATTCATTTTCCATCTTCCAGTATAACCCCTTGGTTAGATGGTGTTTATGCACCAACTGGTGTATCAAGTACTTATTTTGCTGCTAATTATATTATATATTCTAGTAATGGTAATTATTATGCTAAGAATGGTATCACTGGAGATGTAGATTATACAAACTCTGAAGCCCATATAGTCTTACAATCAGCACTACAGTGTAGTGGTCTTGTAGTAGCAGTAACAGATTTAACTTTAAATGCTGGAGTAACTGGTAGTACATATGGTACTTTAGATTTAGGTGGGCATAGGGTATTTGCTAGTGATTCATGGCCTATCGGAACTACAATGTTTAGAATGGAACAATCATTCACATTGAGAAATGGATTCATAGATGTTAGAAATTCACCAGATAAATTTAGAGATTCTACTGTTATCTTGGTAGATGGAGAAGATGGATATACTACTTGGGGTAGACGGTGCTCAGTAAAAGACATTTACTTTATGAATGATGTTACTGCTGGGGGTATGAGTGGAACTGCTATTCAATTCTATCTAGATGGTGATAATGGTGAAGCTGTATCTATGATAGATGTTGGTGGTTGTAGTATCTGGGGATTTAGATATGGAATAGATTTGTTTAATAATTGTGCAGGATTAGGTGCCAATTCTTCTTATATAAATGGTAATCTTATTCATGATACATCTATATTAGAGTGTAAATTTCCATTAACATTTAGAATATCAGGAGGAGCTGGAGCATTTTCAGAAATCAATGGTAATCTCTGTAGTGATTTGATGATTCAACCTAATTCTAATGGAAAAACAGAGTATCTAATTAGTTGTAATGGTAATGCTAATTGGATAAGAGCTTATACTTGGGATAAATATGGATATATGGAAGCTTATGGTAAATATGCATTCTGTTTTAATTCTGGGGGTAGAGCAAATCAATGTTATGATAATGCAATAGAAACAACCGCAGTATATACCAATACTTGGAATGAGTTAAGACATACTGTTAAAGATAACGGATACAGATTCGGAACTGATTCTACAAATAAAGTACATGATATTCAAGGTGGTAAGTTTATGCGTTCATTAGAGGTTGGTTCAGGTAATCTATCTGCTACTATTAAAAGAGCTAATGAAACCTTATTGAGAGTAAGTAGAGGTATAGGTTCCAATTCAACTACAATTGAAGGTGGAACTCTTGCTGGTGATGATTTAATTCTTAGATGTTCACAAGGTAATTCATATCCAACATTAGCATTAGAAGGTGGAAGTCATACCACTCTATCTTTACAACCAGCTACTCAATTTAAAATACTTGCTGGTGGTTATGAACATTTAAATCTTAATACAGCTGCATCATCTATGACACTTTCTCGTTCTGGTATAGATACTCCTTGGTTGTCCTCTCAATCCATCTCAAGTGGCATTATCATAGGTGGGCTCCATTATCCTGCTGATTATATCATCTACTCATCAAGTGGATATAATGTTAAGAATGGTACTAATGGTGTAATAGAAACTACAGAATTGCTATTCAAAGACGCATTCAATTATGCATTCCTATCAGGTAATTCAGTGTATATAAGAAGTGGTAATTATTATCTATCTGGTGGGATTTGTGAAATAACTGGGGATAATAAGATATTGTTGTTACAAGGTAATATAGATATAATACATGACCCTCTATCTGGTAATTATTGGGTATATAATGTTGGATTAACTCCTCATTGTGCAGCTATTAAGATAGAAGGGAATAATAATCAAATAGTAGGATTAGGAGGACATATAAATGGTAATAGACAAGCTGTAACTGGTTCTACCATATTACATGATATCTCTATATTCTCTGGAGACCATAATAGAATATCTAATATAATATTTGATGGTTCCCAATGGGATACTATAAATCTACGTAATAGTAACTATAATATAATAGAGAATAACATTATAGAAGCACCTATAAATTGCTTTGTTTATCATTCTAACAATGATACCCATAATGTTATACTAAATAATGTGATGACTAGAACCGTTCATGGTAAGAATGAAGGATTTGTAGCTGTTAGATATGGTGGTTTATATAATGTAATCAAAGATAACCATATAGATTTTACATCTAAATCTGGTTCAGGTTATGGTATTCAAATAGACCAAGGTTCTTATAGTAATCTAGTAGAGGGTAACTATATATTAAATGGTATCAGTGGTAATGGAACTGGTATTACCTTACAGAATGGAGATAACATTTCAAGTAATACTTTTATTAATAATAAGATATATAACTTTAAAACTAGAGGGTATTATATAGGTGACACGTGTAAGATATTAGGTGGAGAAGTTCTATACATATCTGGAACTGGACAAGGTCTTAGAATATATGGTGGAGCTGAGGATGTATTAGTAGATGGACTCACAATAGGACATTGTGGTGGATATGGAATAGAATTACAGAAAGAACATAGAGCTATAATAACTAATTGTGAGATATTTAATAATTCTAAATTTAATCCAGGTAGTTATGCAGGTATAATATATTGTCATTCTACTCATTGGGTATCTGGACTCACTATCAAGAATAATACATTCTATGATGACCAAATTTCTCAAACTCAAACTGATGCTATAGCTAATGGTGCTGGTAATCAAAATGCTGTTATAATTGTAGATAATTATGGACATGACCCAAATGAAACTTATCATACATGGGTAAGTTTATCTTCTCAATCCATCTCAAGTGCAACAATCACTTTCAATACTTTTGCTGGAACAACAGATGCTACTGCATTGGAATTAGAAGAATTAACTGATGGAAGTGAAACAACATTACATAGTCATGGTAATGGAGCAGGAGGTTCTGGTTCATATTATGCATCAGATATAATTATCTATAAGGATGGTAATACCTATTATGCTAAAGATGGTAGAGACCAATCTATAATAGCAAGTAATACCGATGCATCTACTTTATTCAATTTATCGACATTTCCAAACTCTAGAACTTATGTTATGTCTGGTTCATATGGAATCTCATCCACAATCACAACTTCTGAGTTTTCTACTTTAGACTTAGGAGAGTCTACATTAAAGGCTAAAGATAACATAAATGTAATTAAAGTGGGAAGAGCATCAAATCTATTAAATGGAACTATAGATGTCTATGATATGAAAGATACTTTTACAAGTTCTTGTATATATCTAGATATGGATGATGAACATAATACTTTCTATCATACAACTGTTAGAGGAGTGACTTGCCAATCTCAAGCAGCAGGGTGGGATGGTATGGCAAGTGGTACTGGTTTATTAATTGGTACTGGAAATCCAACAATAGGTAATCTATATGAATGTCTATTTGATAATATCCATATCAAGAACTTTTGGTATGGTATAAAGGTTAATGCTGAAGGTGGAAATTATGCAAATGCTAATACTTTTAACAATATAAATATACATAACTGTAAATATAGTATCTGGATATCATCAACAGCATCAACAGATAGATTTGAAGGAAACTTATTCACAAATGTAGTCATTCAACCATGGCAAACTTACCCAGAAAGTGAATATGGTATATATGTAAAGGGTCAACGAACTCAGATAATGAATACCTTTATATTCGATTTAGCAGCAGGAGCATCTGGTATAGTGTTTGATGGACCTTGGAATACCGCAATAGGATGTTATCCTGACCCAATAACTATTTCTGGATATTCATCCCAAATATTTACAAGAGGTGGACTATATGCTGGTAACAATGCAAGTATTCAAGCCTTTGGTAATGGTTCTGTCTTTAGAATGGCACCAACTGAAGGTTGGTCTTTAGGTTTAGGTAGTGATTATAGATTCCAATTAAATGGTAATGCTTATGTATCTGGAGGCATAACGATATTACAAGGTGGATATGGTTCTGCACCATTAACGATTAAGAATGATTTAGAGAATTTCATTAAATTAAATCCATCACAAGATTGGGCAAGTATTTCAATTGGCTCTGGTAGTAATTCTTTTACAGTTTTTGATGGTAGAGCTAATTATTCTCCTGCTAAAGTATTTAGAATGTATCCATATGCAGATTCAACAGCTTATATAGAAGTATTTACTGGTACATCTGCTAATCCATGGATATATTTATATGGTGCAAATAGTAAAAGATTCGGATTAAGACATAATAGTGCTTTGTATCAATCTGAAATATCAAGTTTTGGTAATATCTATCTAGACCCAGGGTCTGGTACAGTAGAAATAGATGGAGGTTTACAATCTAATTGGCTGTCTTCTCAATCTATATCTAGTAATATCCATAAGGGTATTACTTATTATGGTAAACTATTTAAACATAGTGGAACTAATGAAACAGGTGTAAATCTACAGAATATAAATGAATTAGCTCTTAAGGTAGGTGGATTAAGACCATTTATAATGTATGGTGCTCCTGGAATTGCTCCACAAGTAGTATATAATCCAGATAATGATACAGAGTTTGAATTTACTATAAAAGATAATCTAAACAATCCATTATTCTATACTAGTGGGGGTAATGGGAATGCAGGTAGAATAGGAATATTAAAGATACTTCCAAAATATGATGTAGATATTAATGGTTCCTTATATGCTTTATCCATATCCTCTCAATCAATTTCTGGGGGAACAATTATAGGTAAATATGCACCATCGGCAAATGGTGAATATCTATATTGGAGTGGTGCTAATCTATTACCTAAAACAAATAACACCATAACATTGGGTAGTGATGCAAATGAATTCAAGAATATTTGGATAGATGGCATTGCATACATTGATTCTTTAGCTTTACATGGAGATATTACATTATGGGGTAAAATACAGAATTCAGGTGGAGACACCGATACATATATAGATTTATTGAATAATTACATATCTATACAAGCTGGAGGTAATGAACTAATACATGTATCATCTAATGGTACATGGATATCTTCTTTATCAACTCCAACATATCCAAGTGCAGCTACAAATAAGAATTATGTTGATAATAATCTATTTGGTGAGGTATCAACTATATCTTCATTGGGTAGTGGACAAGTCCCTATATACGATGGAAGTCAATGGATAAACTCAAACCCACCTATGACCTTTAATGTAAATGGTATAAGAATATCAGCTCAGCAATATATAACAGTTGGAAGATTTACATGTCCAGCTGGTAAGAAGGCATATTTATGGCAAGCAGCAGCTTGTAACTCTGGTGGAGCTACACAAGGAGGACTTGTTATAGGATTATATAGTGGTACTACTAAGGTCTATACTACATCATCATCTACATTACAATATCCAGAAATAGCAACAGATGGTGGAGATACAATAATAAGATTTATGTACACTGGAACAAGTATAACTGGTTATGCATACGGTAATGCTTTTATGAATATATCGGTGATGTAATGGCTGTGTTTGGAGAAAATACTATGTCTGAGGGTGGGTCAGAAGAATCTACATTTAATGATACAATACTTATAGGTAAATATAAGATGGGACCATTTAATGGTTATGGAAATTCTATAACGGCTATGCTTGAAGTTCATAATAATGAAGGAGACCCTCCATATCACAAGTATAAGTGTGCACTATATGATGAGAATAATACTTTAATCCAATTTGGACAAACAACAGTAGTAGATGATTGGGGCCCTAATTGGAATAGAAAAGAACCATGTACATTTACATTTAATCCATCATTTAAACCAACTCTTTTATCTAATAAATGGTATTATATTTGCATATGGTGTGACTCTGGTAATAGTGAGAATGAAAACTTCCAATTCAGTTTTGACCCACATGGTTATGGTTTTTGGACTAATTCATATGACTATAGTGATAATGGTGGTAATTATCCAGCTACCATAAGTATTAGTTTTCCTTATCAAAGTGACGGAATGTTAACAGTTTATTGTTCTTATGATGAAATAGAAGGAGAAAGTGAATCTCAAGGTCATGTGGCTCATCATACAAAGAGCTATGCTAAACAAGTATTACACTTATACGCTACTGAAAATCATCTAGCTTGGGCGTCTAATACAAATAAGAATGAGATATTTATAAGGAATATGGAGGTATAATGCCAGATAATGCTACTGATGCGGTCTTCGGACGCGCTACGTTTGGACAAACTTGGTTCTCAAGAATGTTCGAAGATTATAATATCGATACACTATTAAGTAGAGTATCTATAGATAAAAGTTATTCTATAAATACTTCTCTAACATTTGGTATAATTAGTAAATATCAATTCTTAGATATCTTATTACGTTCTGATAGGGAAGAAACTTTACAGATACTAGATATTCTATTACAAACAGAATCATCTGATAATATAAATATAGATACATTATTAACTTCATATAAATCTGGTACAATAACTATAGATACTTTATTACAATCTGGTATTACAGAAGAATATATATTAAATACTCTTCTACTTAAGTTAATATTCTCTGATGTATCTATAGATACTATATTAACTTCTGATAAAGAAAGATATGCTTTTTTCGATATCTTATCTAAAAAGATTAATGTACCTAAATCATATCTTATTGACACAAATATAAAGATATTAAATGAATTTAAACAATCTAAAATAAATGCCCTTATTATAGAGAGTGGAATTGAAGTGTATAATTCAATAGATACCTTGCTACATAATTTAGAAGTAGAGAAGGAGCATATTATAGATACTTTATTAATGATGGTTACTCATAAATCCATTGAATTGGATACCTTAATAAATAGATTAGATATATCAAGTAGCTATCTATTTAACACTATATTAGTTTTACTATTTACTCAGAGTTCATCTATAGATACAATACTAACTGAGGCTATTCCTAAAGTTAGATATATCTTAGATACTCTTATATTATACCCGTATGTATCACAGGATTATACTATTGATACTATTCTATTCACTCCATTCTTCATAGACACAGCTACTCCAATACATTCATCAGTATATTCCTTCCCTTTAAGTATAACAGATTTGTATGAAATGACAATAACAGATTCAGCAGTTAGTAATTTAATAATATCTAACTCATCCCTATTCTCAGGGACAGTTGGTTACGAGGCTGCAGATTGAGGTGAAAATGAAAATTAAAGATATAAATGGTAAGATAAGAAAGATACTATCTATTAAGAAGATAATCCATCAAATTGAGGATTCTAGGACTGGTGAAACAGTCAATAAAGAATTTATAGAGGTCATCATAGATGGTAAGATGCGTCAATGGAAAGAATGGTATCCTCTAGATGACTTTAAGAAGTTTAATCCTGATTTAACGATAATATGAGCGTATTTATTAATCCTTTAATGACAATTATGTATGAATTCGATAGTGATACTGGTATGAGTGAATCACAAGGTGGTGGTGCAGCTGATTCAGATGTATACAGAGAAGCTCCATTCAGTATTGCAACTGAATTAAGAACAGCTGGAGTTCAATGGTCTAAATATACTAGACCAGTAGGTACATGGAATTTAGCATCTACTCATGTATTTATTTGGATAAACTTCTTATTTCCAGCTAATCTCGCAACAAGAACAGCAGGTGGTCTTAGAATATTACTTGGTGATGGAACTAATACTGGATATTGGTATATAGGTGGTAGTGATACTTATCAAGGTGGATGGAATCTTTTAGTTGTTGACACCAATAGAAGTGTTGATGCAGGGACTCCACCAAATTTAACAGCTATAACAGAGATAGGTATTGGATTAAACATTAATACTAGTTCTAAGAACATAGAAACTACATTTGTTGATATTGCGAGATATGGCAAATATATTAATGTTTATACAGATTCTACTGATAACTTCTTTTCTATAGTTAATGCTATGAGAGGTATAGGTGACCAAGAAGGTTATGGCTTTATTGAGGAACAATTTGGTGTATATAAGTTAATAGGCAATTTTATTTTAGGAACTACTGGACCTCCAAATACTTCTATATCAGATACAAATAAGACTCTTATCTTTATGGATAAACCTGTTGCAGATGATTATTACGGTATAACTATATCTGGTAGTACTACAAAGTTCAATTTAGGTAGTAAAGTTGGTGATTCTGGTGTAGAAGGATGTACTATAACTAGACAGGATAATAGTGTGCCTGCTAATTCTAGAGATTGGTACTTTGATGCGCAGTCATATAATATTAGCTCTTGTACTTTATATGGGTCTACATTCTCTAATGCATCTAATTTCTATCTACCTGGTATAAATACAGCTGATGTTTCTGAAACCATAAATTGTAATTTCATTACATGTGGTAGAGTATATCCAAGTACATCTGCATTCCATAATAATAA